GGCAGGAGGCGCATGTTGTAGAGCCCGAGGAAGCCGCCCGACACCTGCGCCAGCGGCGTTCCAGCCGCGAGACCCCGCGCATCGCCGCCATGGATGAGCACTGTGCCGCCTCCGACACTGATGATGGGATTGGAGCCGTCGGCATCGATATGCCAAGACGCAATATCCAGCAACCCGCCAGCGCTTAGGACAGCTGCAGCCGGAGCATCGGCGGTCGTCGAATAGACCATTCCGATCTGGGTGGTCAGCCCGTTGTGAAGAATGGCGGCGAGACCGCCGTCCAGGGCAACACGGCTGATCTGACGCGCAATGATGCCGCGGCCAGTAACTGCATGGCCTGCGCCCGAAAGCTGCAGTTTCGACTGGTAGCAGGTGAAGGAGTTCGCATCGAGGTTGTCTGCACGGCCGATCTTGCCGGCGTATGTGTCGCCGTCACGCCAGATCGATGTGTAGAGAGGCGTGTCGAACACGTCGAACGGCCATTGGTGGATCGTGCCGATGTGCAGGAAATCCAGCGCGCCGTCGATCTCGATGCCGCAACCGAGCGCGCCGCTTTCGATCTCATCGATGAAGGCCCCGCCCGGATTGCCGAGCGCGCGAATGCCGTCGATCACCCCAACAAGGCGAAGCCGTTTGAGCCGCCCCTGTTCCGTCAGGTTGAAATGATCGTCGGAGAACGGGTTCTTGAGCACGCCATTGGCGTTGGTGGCGACGCTGTCCTCGCCGTAGAGTTCTTTGCCGACCTTCGCCAAAGCGAACGCCAACTTGCTATCCAGCACCGCGCCATCGCCCGAAACGAGGCCGCCTTTCACAAGGCTGTCCTTGATGCCAAGCTGCGAAACAGCCCGGCTCATGAACTCGACGTTCTGGCGATAGCCCGAGGTGTCGGGATCGCCCCATGCGCCGACGATGGCCCGGTGAGCATCGCCTTCTCTTTTCGCCATCTCCTCTCGGGACGATGTGAAAGCGTTGGCCTGATACTCAACGAACTTGTCGTGCAGGGACTGCGCTTGCGCCGGTGTAAGGCCGGCCTCATGCGCCCATTTTCGGAACTCGATTGCGCTCGTCTCGTCGTAGGGGAAGTCCTGCGGCACCGTCTCGGTGTTGAGCTTCAGCTCGTACTTGTCCGGTGTGTCAGGTCGCCCCAACTTCGAGTAGAACTTGCTCCAGTCCTCCGCCGTAGCATTCTCGCCTGGCAGTTTCAGGGCCTTGCTCGCGTGGTGCTCAAGCTCACGATACGAACGGATCGCGTCGTCAGGTGATTTCCACTGCTTCGCTTCGACCAAGGCGCGGTTGTCTTCGACCTGAAGGCCAGCCACCCAGTCATCGCCGTTGCCGCTCGACCCATGATCGGCAAGGACGGTTGAGACGGTCGCGGTTGTCTGCGGGGCGGCTGCCGGAGCAACCGCCGCCGCAGGCCCATTCGCCTGCTCTGTCATGTGATTTTCCTTAGATTTGCTCGGCTTCAGCCCGAGCGGCTTCTTCCAACGACCTCATCCGCTCATCGGAGAGGGTCAGGAAATGAAAAAGCCGCCCGAAGGCGGCCCGCTGACCGGCGCTGTAGCCGGCCTGATATGGTGACAGGTCCGCGCCAGGCGGCTCGACAAGATAAAACCCTGTGTGCGCCGCAAGGTCCGCGAGGACGATCTCAATATCCTCAGACTGCTTGCCGAAAACCGCCTTATACGCCTCTGCGAGACGGTGCTCCGCGTGCACCGGCGCAAGTTGCCGCTGTTTTGCAACGCTACGCCAGCTCATGCCGCCATTCCATTGGCCTGAGCCATCGCCTGCAAGGCCGGGGTGGCGTCCTTGGCAGTCGCGGCCATGCCCTGCATCATCTGCATGGCGGCCATCTGTTCCTGCTGCTGCGCACGACCCTCGCGGAGCTTCGCAACTTCCTCGTCGGTGCGGAACATCTTGCGCGGCGCGCCCTGAATTTCGCGGGTCAGCTCCAACGTTTCATCCGTGTCGATGCGCTCCAGAACCTCAGTCGGGTCCTGCTTGTACTGCGCCAGCATCCCGGCGATGTTCAGGACCATCTCCATGCCCTGCAACTCACGCATCCGGCGCATGTTCGCGAGTGGCCCGGTAAACTTCACGCCGACATTCTTTCCGTCCATAGAGACGGGCGGCTCCAGCGGCGACCCGGACTCGAAAGCGCCCTTACGCCCGACAATATCAACCTCGCGGTCGATCATGCCGGAGATGCCCGCTTCGATCTTGGCTCCGGCAGGCCCAAGCATCTCGCCTTTTTCATTCGCCCGGATAAGAGCCTCGGTCGCGGTCATCTTCGGGTTGTCGACAAGGATCTGAAACAGGTTGACGTAGAGGCTTTCGCGAATGGCGATACGCTTGGCCTCGATCAGCCGTTCGGCAAAGGTCGGGTTCTGCGCCTGGATGATCGGCTGGGCCTTCAGCCGCCCGTTTTCATCGATGTAGCCGGGGTTTACCGCGCCCGAATTGAGGTTGAGCCGCTGGTTGTAGACGCCGGGCATGGTCGCCATCGGCGGCTTGATCATCTGCTGCGAGACCTGAGCAACCGTCTTGCCCATTACCTGCAACATCTTGATTTCGGACATCACAGCCATGACCGGCGATTGGCCGTAGGGCGATCCATCGGCCTGGTCCCACCACATGACCGAGTAAGGCATCGTGAAAAAGCCAGACGAGCGGATGAGATGCCGGCTCTCAACCTCGATCCAGAACGACGCTATCGGCTGGTGACGGCGCTTGTCCTTGTACTCCCCCGCCTCTTCGCGCGGCATGACGGCATGCAGGAAGGTGAACTCCTTGTCAGGCTCCCTCTCCATAGACCGCTTGACCGTATCCGGGAGGCTATCACCGTCCTGCGCGAAATAGGCGCTGGCGGCTCGCGCCGTCATGGTCGTGACGCGCAGCACCTTGTCCACGTCGTCATAGGCGTTAATGCCAAGATAGCAGTCGATGACCGGGACTGACCGATAGAAGAACGGCACCTTCACCGGGTCGATGTTCATGCGCCCAAGGTTTTCCTCAAGGTACAGGACGCCGGTGCCAAGGACGCAGGCCCCGCGAATAGCCTTCTGGTTGGCGAGCGCGAAATTGCTCTTGGCGTCGTATCGAGCGGCGAAATGGTAATCGCGCAGCCGGTCGAGCCATTCTTCCTCAAGGTCGGTCGGGTCGGGAGAGAACGGGTCATCGAGCGCGAATGAATGCCACTTCTGCGCACGCGGCGCGATAAGGCTCTCCATACCAGCGACGAGGCGGTCGGATGCCCATGCGGCCGTCGCGTCGAACATCTCCTTGCTGCGCTGCATGGCTTTCGGCTGCTGGTACAGGCCGGTCATAGCCTGCGGGCCGCTTACCGTGCCGCCGAAGTCGTAAACATGCGAGGCGTAAGGCATGCAGAGATCAACACAGTCACGCCACGCAGATTCCCAGCCGTACCGCTGCGCGGCAAGCTGGCTCTGCATCCGCATGATGTCGTCGGCGATACCCATCAGAAGCCGCCCAGTCGCGTCCTGCGCACGTCTTCGCCGTAGCTCGGATCACCCAATGGCGTGTTCAGGATGGTGGCGGCCCTGCCCTTCTGCGCCTCGGCGGCGGCCTGTTCATTGGCACGGCGGGCGCGCGCTTCCTCCGCATTCGCATCAGGAACAGGCGGCGCGTCCGGCACTTTCACCTTGGGGGCAGAAAAGCACATTGCTAGTCCTTCCAGTCTTCGGCTCGCCACGACCACAGCGTGAAGGTCTCGCCATTCACGCCATAGCCGGGCATTTCAGTTTCACGATGCGCCTTGAGGCCAGCCAGCCAACGATGAGCGAGGTCATGGCCGGCGATCGAGCGGACCTCGACGCGCGTCACACCTTCGGCAATCAGCCGCTTGGGCCAGTTTTCGACACAGAACCGCGTGATAGCCGGCGCAACCCGTTTGAAGCGCCCCGTCCCGTAAGCCCACGCATGACGGATATGCGGCTGGTAGACCGGGTTGCCGAGAGCGACGCCAAACGCGCCCGCCGGCTGCCCGTCAAGCCATGCTGTCCAGCACCAATCAGGTGACGTGCTGTAGGAGATGACGCCCGCCTCTGTCGCTGATGACAGCGCGGCCGATGCGAAGACCTCTCGCCTGTCTTGCTCTCTGAGATTTGCCGTGACGAAACAGATGTCTCTGAGGACGCCGGGGCGGATTTCTGGTCTCACCAGTCCAACACCGGGGCGTCCGGCTCCACCGTCGCAAACTGCTGTACCGTGTTCGTGCGATCCTCGATCAGGCCGGGGAAAAGCTCAGTCATGCCCCACACCAGCGCGTCGACGCGATCAGGCGAATACCCCGCCTTCGCACGGTCAAAGCCCGTCGTGAAACTGCACATTTGATCCTCAAGTTCCGCGAACTCTCTGACATGGCGCACACGACGGCGCGCGTAGAGAGCACTGATCGGTTCGGCCCTTGTCACCTTGCCGCGAGAAGCATGCACCAGCTTGACCGGCACCCATCCGCCACGCGCCTGCGCTTTGATGGTGCTTTCGACCATCTCCCCGCCCTGGTTCTTCTCCGCGACGATGCAATCGGCCTTGTAGTAATTGTAGAGGCTGACCGCGCGCATAGCCCATTCCTCGGGCTTCATGACGCCGCTGGCATCCTCCAGCACGTAGCCGTAACCCTCTTTGTCAATGGCGCAGACGATGATGCCGGTTTCGTCGCTGCCAGCTTCCGAGGTTGTCGCCGGGTCAATCGCAATGACGATGCGGAGAAATTCCGGCATGTCCTTGTCTTCGAGGACGTACAGTCGCTCGATGACTGAGCGTGTCCAGAGAGCATCCTCAGCATCGCCAGAGAACTCCCCGAGGAAGAAGCGCTTCCGCTTGGCCTCCGGCAGATACTTCAAACTTTCAAGATAGTCCGGCGGGAGATTGCCCTCGTTGTCCATCGGGTTGGCGACGAAATGGCTGTAATCGCCTCGCCTGACCGGTTTCTTGCTCTCAGGGTCTACGCCCTGCACGAACAGCTTGTACGTCCAGTGGCTTTGCGTCGTCGGGTTGAGGTCGACGTAGTTGCGCAACGGGAGCGGGCCGGGATGACCAACCGTCGCCTGAACGTTCTGCGCCAGGCGCGTCATCAACGTCGTGTGAGCGTCGTAGCTCAGTTCTGACGCCTCATTTTCGTAGACCGTCGCGTATTCCTTGCCGAGAACCTTGTCAACGCGCTCTTTATCGTCCAGGCCGGCACACCAAACCTCAGAGCCGTTGCCGTAGACGAAAACGCCGTCCTGCTCATACCACTTGTACGCCGCATCAGGGTACGCCAGCCCCATGACCTTCGGGAACGTGTCGCGCCCCACCGATTGCTTCACCGCAACCGCATGCTTGCGGAATATCCCGTGCCGGGACCCCCCCGCCCGGAGCGCGCGGGTTGCAATCGCATAGCAGATCAGAAACGTCTTGCCCGAGCGCGATCCGCCATAAATCAGCGTGTGCTTCGCGCCGCGCCGCCCAAGATGCGGCAAAAGCTCACGCTGCTTTTCCGTCAGGCGCAGCGTCACAGGTCCGCCGCCTCCGGCGCGATCATAATCACCTGGCCGCTGTGCTCGTGCTCGCGCTTGTCGCGCCAGTCTTCCGGCCTGCGGTTTTTGAGCCAGAAGATTTGAGCCGTGACATCAGGCGGGCAATGCTCTCGGGTCTTGACCCTCAGCGCCTCACCCTTGTGGTTGAAGACCTTCTCGCTATCGAACGAGTAGCCGACTGCGCGCTGATACAGGCTGCGCTCAACACGATCATCAGCCTGAGCCTTGCCGCCCTTTAGGGCCCGCAAAAACTCCTCGTGCTGCGTCTTCCAGTTCGCGATAGTGCGGATGCTTACCTCGAAGAAATCAGCGAGGTCTTCATCGGTGGCCCCGAGTGCGCAGAGCTTTTCTGCCTGCTTGGCGAATGTATCCTTGTATTTGGCGGGGCGGCCGGTTCTCACCTCGGGCTTGTCTGGCTTGATGCCTTCTGCCCGGTCGGCGATTTCCTTCACCCTATCGGGCGACATTGCCATGTGCTCACCTATTGCGAGGCCACTGCCTCATTCACCTCGCGCCGGTCAGGCCGGCATGCAGTTGCGCGGATGGTCCATGACGGGAGTTGGTCGAAGAACCGACCATGTTGGTCCGAGAGGCTCTGCCGGGATGAATTGGATCGGAAGACGCGGAGGGGACTTCAACCGCACCTTGCCGATCTTGCACCGGCGGCGGATGATGTTGTCCAGGTTGACTTCGAGCCGATCCAGTTCAGCCGCTTCATCGCGAACGATCGTGTAGCTCATAACGGGCTCCTGAAAAGATCGAGGCGGGCTGAGCCGGTCGCCCTTTAAGCACTGTATCGGCTAGGTGCACCTCGATGCAGGACGGACCGGGCGTAAGCTGCGGCAGTCACTGGCTTCCCGGCTTCCGCTCCTATCTGCCGAACCGCCGTCCTGATGGGGTAGCGAGGCGGCGAACGAATGGCGGCAACCTCCAAGGATTTCGCGGCCGCCATCCCTGCATCTTCCAACTGCCGCGCCTCGCTATCTGTGTTCCCGCTGGGCGGGGGAATTGGTCATGGAGTAGCGCAAATTGCCCCGTCTCGCGGCCTGCGATGGGCTTTGCGCCACTTCTTGCATCGTTCGAGCTTGAAGATCAAAAGGCAATCAAAGCGGATCGCCTTAAGGTGCTTCCGGTTCCTGGCGACATACCGCTTGAGTTCTCTAGGCCCCTTCATCGTCGGCCGCCTCTCAACTCTGGCTTTCGCCGTAACTGTCGGTGCCAAGACGCAAATCAGGCACCATAATCACATGTCAGAAATTAACCGATTTTTGGCTAATGTCAAACCCTGAAAAAGCGGGCGAGGCAGTTTGTCAACAACCGAAGGTCGCCTATCATGTGGTGATGCGCCTGATCCTGAATGATGCACAGATCGAGCGCCGCCCAAAGGTTCGCATGCCGGTTCTCGTTCTGCGCTTCCTGAATGGCTTTCCGGCAATCGAAATACACTTCCTTCGTGTCTATCACCCAATCGATGTAGGCGTCTGACACTTCTACAGCCAGCGCCCCCGCTTCACCGTCCAGAACCCTACCCGGTGCATTGATCGCACGGAGATAAGCGGTGTGGAGGCCGAGGTAGTTTGTCGCCGCCTCATATTGATCGTCTGACAACCCGTCGCGCGGGCCGATCAGGTTGAGGTATCCGATAAAGCTGCCGGCTTTCTGGTCCTTCGCCTGTTCCTTTGTCAGGCCGAGATGCCGGCGGCGCGCGTCGAGCGCCACGATATCAGCCGGCCCATGGTCGATGCCGGATCGAGAAACCCGCCCGCTCGGCTCACGCGCTACACCCTCGATCATTGGCCTTCCTCGCTTTGCTTTCAGTTTCGCCGCTTTGGTGCGCGCCTTCGCCATGCTGTTCCCTCGTCAGTTGGTGCCGCAAATATGTTTCCCATCACGATCAAGCCTTGGGGTTAGGCCGCCGCGCGATAGATACTGGCACCCTGTTTCGTGATCGGTGTGGAGCCTCATTCCTGATCTGCCATGAGGCGGATCGGTCGCATCTTTTCCCAGCGCGAAAACCCACTGGATGACGAGAAACAAGAACAGAAGACCGAATCCAACTCGGATGGCGCGGGCAAGCTTGTCCGTTTCGCTCATCGCCCTTCCTCGCTTAGTGCTGCGTCTATGGCGGCCTCATAGGCATATTGCGGCGCGATGGTGCCCGCATGTTCGTCCATGGCCTCGATCATCTTTGCCGTTGGCGTCCGCATCTCATGCACTGCGTTCAAGGCGTCCAAGATGTAAGGATGCTTGTGAGCCTTCGGCAGTCGGGACCATGCCTTACAGCCGTGGCCGTTGCGGCCTTCGTAGATAGCCTTTGCGACGTCATCGATCTTGCTCATGCCGCCATCCTCATTGCCGACCGAACCGCCGACCGCTCGCTTTCTGTGCCTTTGCCAAGTGCCGCCATGTTGTGAAACGCGCAGTAAGGTCGGTCTGATTTCTTTGCCTCGCCGCAGAACAGGAACGGGCCGCCATCGTTGATCGGCCACGTGCACCGATGCTGAGTGAGCATCGAGCGCCCGCGAACGTCATCCCACATCGGAATGCCGGCGACGTGAGGCGCGCCGAACCGGCCCGGAATGTCTGGAACCGCGTCGAACAGCTCGACAATCGCACGTGCCTGGATCGCCTTGATCTTGTTCAGCGATACCGTGCTGCCTCGAACGTTCTTGCGGCGTTTGGCGGCAATCGCGAGGTCGCGCTTCTTCTCGATGTTCTGCGGGCCGGGAGAACGCTTGAAGCCAATGGCCTTGAGGTCGGGATTGCGGTGGACGAAGCCGATGACGGCGTTGCGTGTGATGCCGTTGCCGAGCCGCGCCGCCATTTGATCGCCAGTCAGGCCCTCGCGGAGCATTTCCTTGACCATCTGCTTGCGTTCTGGTGTCCAGGTCATCATGCGCCTCCTTGCAGCCACGGGCGGCGCGGATCGTTCGGGATCGGGTCGCCGAGCAACTGCCCGGTTAGGCCCCGCGTGTCTCGCGGCATGATCTCGATCTGGCGCATCCACTCAGCATCAGCATCCTTGCTGCGGCTGCCGAGATAGCGGATTCCAGCGTTGCGCTTTGCGTTCGACATCTGGCGGTTGGCCTCGTTGCGGCCGGGGTGGGTTTCCTTCCGCTTCTGCGATGCCTTCTGGCGGATGCGGTCTCTGTCTGATTTGCTGGTGATGGTCATGCTGCTTCGATCCTCTGAATGTCCCACGGCGATCCGTCAGGAAGCTGGCCGTCCTTCGGCTCAAGCATGTCGGGCGGTGCGGTACAGCCTGGTTGTCCGGGCATCGGTCCCCAAAACTCGGGCCAGCTTCGATAGGCGCGGCCGTAGTTGAGGCGCTTCCGCCACGCGGCCCGGAGTTCATCCGGCGACATTTCGGCGTCGGGCTTGATTGGGGCGACCTTCTTCGGCTGGGCAAGGCCCTGACCGGCCTCGATGCGACGGTTGTAGGCATCCCGGATGGCTCCGACGAAAAATCCCCAGGTCCTTGCCGGACTGGACAGGTTGGCGGCCTTCGCCCTGATTGTCGGGAGGATGTCAGTTTCGAGATCGACGCCAGCCTTGATGAGGCCGATGATCGCACTGAGGTCATGAGTGGCGTGGCCTTGGATTTTTTCCTCGCCGCATGCCTCGATGAGGCGATCCCTCAGGCGGTCAAAATCTTCGAGCGGCCGCGCGGCAGAAACTACGCCGCTAGGTGTAGTTTCTTTCTGGCTTCTGGCTTCTGGCTTCTGGGCTTTATCCCCCTCGTCAACCGGCGGGTTATCATGGGGGTTAACCCCCATGCGCAATTTGGGATTACCTCCGCGCTTGCCGTTAGTCTTGTCCGCATCGGCTTTAGCCTTATCCCGCTGCATGCGGCGGCTGACGATAGCGCCTTCCTCGTCACGGCTGAATACGCCGGACATATCAAGCTCAGAAAGCCATGCGGACACGTCCTCCACCGACGAACCTGCCAGCGCCGCTAACTGGTGTTCCGTGACGGCTCGCCCATTCACGCGCAGCGAGCCATAGGGTTCCGCTTCGTGCATGATGCACAGCATCTCCATCCAGAGGCCGCGCGCGCCGACAGAGCACATTCGTAGCGCCGGGTCGGCCCGCCAGTCGGAAGGATAGAATTTCATCCAGGGTGCACTCACATCCTCGCTCCATTCCTGATTGCCGCGCAGCTCATCTCCGCAAAAAGCTCGATGGTTTTCAGCGGGCCGTTGCGCTGCTTGCTGATGATGAACTCAAGCGTGTTCTGACACTCGGCCAGCTTCACGAGACGGTCGGTTTCCTTGTCGCCGGAAGCCTTCTCGCGTTCGAGGTAATAGGCTTCGCGGTAGAGGAAGATGATCGTGTCGGCGTCCTGCTCGATGGAGCCAGAGTCCCGAAGGTCAGAAAGCTGCGGTCGCTTGTTGTCCCGGCTTTCGACGGCACGGTTGAGCTGTGACAGAAGGACAACCGCTATGCCGTACTCTCGCGCCAGCGACTTGAGCGAGGCCGTCATTTCCGAGATTTCCTGCACCCGGTTGCCGGAGTATCGAGACGCGGCGCGGATCAGGCCGAGATGGTCGATCATCAGCACGTCGAGGCTTTTGTTGGCGCGCTCGAACTCCTGCATCATGGCTTCGGTTTTCACGCGAATATCGGTGATCGAAAGCCCGGATTGCTCCTCGATGATGAGAGGAAGCTGATCGAGGTCGGTCGTGGCGGATTTCAGCGCCTCGATGCCGGCTTCATCCACCTGCCCGCGAATGATGTCCGCATAGGGAATCTTGACGTGCCAGTCGTAGGCGATGTCCGAGATGGCGCGGGCGGCGAGCTTGTCCGCGTCCATCTCGAGCGAGATGAAGCCGACGCCATGCCCCTTCTTCGCCGCCTTGATCGCGGTGGAAAGCGCAACCGTCGTCTTGCCTGCGCTCGGCCGCGCGCCGATCAGCGTCAGGTCGCGGCGCTGTATGCCGCCCGTGGTCTGGTTTACGTCTGTCAGGCCCCATGTGATGCCGGTCAGGCCGGAGCCGCGCTGGCGGGCTTCCTCGGCGGCAGCACAAGCATTGCCGGCGGCTGCCCCGAGCGACATGCGCGTCTTGCGGCGCGGGCCGGCGCGAACCTCGGCAGATATGTCATCGAATACCTGGCCGGCCGTCTGGATCAGCGCCAACGGATCGCTGGTCATCTCCTGGGCGGCAGTCGCGATGCGCGAAGCTTCCTCGGCTACCTTCAACCGCGCCCACTGCGCGACAACCTTCTTTGCCGATCGTTCCAGATAGGCCGGGCCGGCAAGCGTGTTCGCCGCCACCTGCGCCAGATAGGCCGAAAGCTGCATGCCGAGGCGCGCTTCCCATGCCGCCCGGTCGGTGTCGGGTATCGCCTTGAGAACCACGTTCGGAGCAAGCGTCCCAAAGCGGTCGAACGTGTCCATCATCACGCCGAACAGGAAGGCGTGAAGCGGCTCGATGAAGTGTTCCGAGCGGATGATGCCGGAGATGCGCCGAACCTCGTTCGACAGCATCATGGAGCCGAGCACTTCCTGCTCGATCTCGACTATGAAGGATTCTGGCTTCGGAAGTGCGCTCACGACGCCTCCCGCTTCAGTATGGGCATGGCCGAGAAAATCCGGGCCATGACATCACCAAAGGCTTCCCACGTATCCGGCGCGTCCTGTACGATCACCGTGCATGGTGCGCCTTCATCGGCCCATTCGACGTAGTGCGAGCGGACAATGCTGCTATCGTCGCCCTCGATGACATAGCGCGCGGCGAGCAAGTCCAGCACGGCTTTGGCGTAATTGTCGCTATCCCGCTTGCGTCGATCCGGCGCGACAAGACGGATGAAGATGCGAACAGGGCCATCGAACGAGCGAACGTGCTGCCGGTTGAGCATCAACCCGGCATGGTCACGCCAAGCCTTGTATTCGGGCGAGATGTCGCCGCGCCAGCGGCCACCGCGATAGAGGCCATGGACGGACGGCGGGAACGGAAGCTCGATGCGCACCGCCGCCCTCGCCTCTTGTCTGGTGAGGGTGGTCATGCGCGGCCTTCCCGGCATTCGACATTGCGCAGCGTGACGGCCGCTTCTTTCAGGCGCTCGACAAGATATGCCTTCTCGGATGCGGACGGCTTCTGCGCAGCGCCCGAGACGACACGCGCAGCGGCCTCAACCGCACTGGCCTGTTGCGCGATGGTGCTCATTCTGGCTTCCTCGCGGGTGGAGGATTGTTCGCAGGCTCGAAAAGTCTGCACGACTTGGCGTCGTGAGGGATAAGCCGCTTCGCCTTGTTCAGAATGGGCCGTGTGCAATAATGCTTCTTGAGCGCGTTTGGTGCCGTCTCGTGTCGTTTCCCGAAATACTCGGGAGGCTTGACGTACTCCTCGTAACCGCCGCCCGGCACCTTGCGCCACGCCTTCTTGTGCCAGAATACGCACTCGCGGCAGGTCGTGCCTTCTGGTCCTGTACCGGCGATATGCGCCTGCCCAAGGAACGTTTCGCGCAGCGGCCCGTCATATGGCGCTGCCGTCATATGCTCGCTGAAAAGCAGATGCTCGCGCGGCGCGGCTTTGTGGCGGATATTCAGAGTAACGGTCATATCATCACCCACACAAACGCGCCTATGACCGCCAGTTGCAGCGCAAACAGGCCGATGATTAAGCGCCAGTCAAAAGGACGAGCGGCAGGATTGGCTTCTTCAACGCCAGGATCGTCGGGCTGGCGAAGGTAGTAATCATCACCCCTGATGCGCTTGGCCTCGAGGGCGGCGTAGTATGAGCGCATTCCATCGTCGGCGGCGTCGTAGTCGAGAGGGGCGCGGGTCATGCTGCGGCCTCCATGCTTTGGAGCGCATACCCGCCCCATTGGACTGCCATCGCCTGCGCAATGCCGGGGAAGAACCTGGACCGCTCTTTCCAGCGATCAGGACCGGGCGACATATGGTGGACGCGCGGCTCCCTGCCCTCGACAATGTTCGTCGGAACGAGCGGCGGCAGGTTTTTCAGCCAGAGGCAGGTGCGCTTAGTTTCGCCATGGCCGAACTGCCACGGCTGCACGGATTGCGCTGGTTCCTGATAGTTGCGGATGCGGGCCTTGGCGTGCTTGTGCATGACCGGGTTTTCGACCGCGATCCGCTCTATGGGTGCATTCCACAGATCGGAGAACAGTTCCGCGCCCTCGTCCAGTTCGCGCCACATCTGATCGAGGGTCTTACCGGCAGGCGGCTTCGCAAGCCAGCGGACGCCGGAATTGCAAAGCCGGGTGCAGGGAGGATGCGCCACGATCAGCATGTCCCAGCCGTTGCCGAGAATGTCCCGAACGTCTCCCGTGATATGCTTGTTCGACCGATCT